GATAAGAAGCGAAGTAAAAGGAACAATAAGGCGTTATTATATCTCTTATTTTCATTATTTTTTTACACTTTTGCTCAAAACTGTTCATTTGACTAGTTTTTGACCATTTGGTGTTCAGTTGAACACTGTTCAAACGACCACCCCTGGTAAGAATACTGGTAATAAGGCTTGACGGGACAGGTTTCCGCCTCGCGCGCATTATTTTTAATCATGCAAGTTTTTTGCAATTGTTTTTTGCAATCTATTTGCGTTATGGCCGGTTCTCGCCACTTTGACGCATCGACACCGACCACCCAGTTTTCCAAGTCGCCGCGCCCGAGTACGTCGAGCAGCCAGAGGACATCCTCGCCGAACGCATCGTGCGGCGGTGGCGGCAACATGCGGATCTGTCGCGGGCGCAAGCCATCGAGATCGTAAAAGCAGAGTACGTGCGGTTTCAGATCGAGCGGGAGGCTCGTGACCTCGATCACTACAGCTACGCCAAGGGGATCAGCGCCGTTCTCGCCTACATCGCCGACTCAGCAACCCCGATGGTCGAGCTGGATGCGGTCGCGTATTGCTACGGGCTGATCGGGCGTGCCGAGGAGTCCATGGACCAGATTGCCAAGCGGCATCGGATCTCAAAGCAGGCATTCTCGAAAAAAGTTGAGAAGACTTTGGAGAGTTTCCACTTGAAACCCAAACACGGGATGCGTCCACAACCGCAGCGGAAGATTTATGAATCCGTGCACCACGCCAAGTGGGAGCACATCGAACAAGACGCACCTAAACAATGACCAGCTACATCACAATCGACCCAGGGGTGAACGGCGGGATCGCGTGGGACACTGCGCAGCTCGCATCTTGCATGGGCATGCCAGGTAGCGATACCGAGACAGCGGAAGAAATTCAGAGGCTTGCTGAAATGGACGACGTGCTTCGCCGCATACGTCCCGGCATCAAGTGCATCATTGAGGACGTTCCCAAGTTTGTTGGAAGGGCGCTGCCGGGATCGACCATCTTTCCGCTCGCGTTTAACTGCGGCCTCGTGCGAGGCATCGCGGTATCGCTCCGAATGCCTGTCATCCTAGTCAGGCCGCAAGACTGGCAGAAGCATTTCCGTCTCGGAACCAAAGGGGACACCAGCGGAACGACCGAATGGAAGAACCGCTTAAAAGCGGAGGCGCAACGCAGGTACCCACATCTCAAGGTCAGCTTAAAGACTGCGGACGCACTTCTGATCCTAGCCTACGCACAAGAAAAACAACTTTAATCACTATGTTTACACCAATCCAACTTGAAACTAGGAAGAACGTCGCGCGTTTCAAAAACATGCAGGTCGGCGAGGTGCGTGAGTTTGGCACATACACAAAAGCTCAAGCGGTATCAATGCTGCGCGCTCGCATGAAGAAGCACGTGCACGAGATCTACACGCTCGACACCTCATCGGTTCCCTTAAAATTCCGCCGCGACGCCTGATTTATGCAACTAGCACTACCTAATTTTGACACGTTCAGCCAAAAAGAGCTGGAGAACTTCGCCGCCATCGAGCTTTCGATGATGCGGGAAGAGGCACAGACGGCATCAACAATCAGCCAAACCGCATTCCAACGCGCTTGGAAGGTGGGTAAGGCGTGCGTCAAACTGAAGGAAGGAGTAGACGAGGACGACTGGGAAGCCTACGCGACCCAGGCAGTGGGAGCCGGGGACTACTATGCGGTGTACCGCTGTATGCGACTTGCTCGAATGTCCCCGGACAAGCCTCCGCTGCAAAAGACCGGGAGCAGCCAGTACAAGCAGCTCCAGATTGCGATGGGGCTGGAGTCAGCTCCAAAGACGACACCACGCAAGACGGACGTGCTCAAGTTCCAGAACCTGATGGCATCGCTCGGCTGCATCAAGCGGTGGTGGCGTGAGGGGCACGTCATCGAAACGCTCGATACGGAGATGATCGCCGAGATACTAGAGGACATGCAATTCCTACAAGAAATTTATGAGACACTCCAAAAGCAGATTCCCGAAACCACCGACACCGCCGCAAGTGGATAGAGAGATCATGCTGGGCGAGGTTCCAAAGCGCATTCAGCAAACCATGGATGTGTCACGGGAAACGGTCGCTGATTCGCAAGAGCGGCTTGGTGACACCGGCGTGCTCTTGCGTGAGTGGATCGAATGGTGCGAAAGTACTGGGCGCGCTGCACACGCTGCGGATCTGATCGAGCGCAGCCGTGCGGAACTGCGCAATCAATAACAACATGGATGTTAAACCACTAAAACCTTCTTTTGTCTCGGAATGCGGGCGCGTGACGTTGTATCTGGGAGATTGCCGACAAGCGATAGCAGGCATTAAGGCCGACGCCGTTATCACTGATCCGCCTTATGGGATCGGCTTCGCGGCACAGCCGACTAAATGGCAGCGATTGGCTGGCAAGAAACCAGAAGCGTGGGACGATTTTACAATTCCTGAGGTGGTTCTAAGTTTACCGGAAATCGCTCCAATCTGTGTCATCTGGGGAGGTAATTACTACCCTCTTCCTTGCAGCCGGGGCTGGCTTATGTGGCGCAAACCAGACGCGCCGCCTAGTATGGCGCACGGAGAACTAGCGTGGACTAACCTTGACCAAAATCTAAAAGTCATTGACTGGAGTATTTCGGCTACAAATGCAGAGCGCGTTGGCCATCCGACCCAAAAACCAGTTAGAGTTATGGGCTGGACAATGGAGCAGGCCGGGGTTCCAGAAGGTGCCACTGTACTTGACCCCTTTATGGGCAGCGGCACGACCGCCATTGCCTGCATTCTTACTGGCCGTCGCTTTATCGGCATTGAAAAAGATCCAGCGCATTACTTGACCGCCTTGACCCGGATCAAGAATGAATTGGCGCAGGGTGACTTGTTTCTTTAGAAATTATGGACACCACCGCCGAGGACACACAGAAGAAGCTGCAAGACTTGCTCGCGCGGGTCGCTGCTGGTCATCCGTTGTCCTATGCGGAGAGCGAGTTTTTAAAGGGCCGCACCATTGAACCCAAATATCAAACGCTTGGCGATGTCGCAGCCTTCTTTTCAATCTCAACGCCAGGACTGCGGAGGTGGGAAGAGAAGTATCCAGAGGCTTTTGCAAAAGGCCCAAACGGCTACGACCTCGAAAAGATCAAGGCTGCTCGCCAGCAATTTCTGGCCAGCGGCAAATACACGCGCTTAAACGACGGCGACACGATCAATGTCGAAGGCGTGCAGGACGTGGCATCGCTAAAGGCGCGCAAGATTCATCTGGAATGCCAAAAGCTCGCCACCCAGATCGAGATTCTACAGTCGAAATACGTGTCCGTTGATGAGGTTCTGGCGCAGGTCCGGGCGGTGATGTATGCGATCAAGGAGAAGATTAAGCGCGTCCCTCCGGAGATGGCTTACGAAGTCAGCGGAGTTTCACCTGCTGAAGCGGAAGAGCGGCTTTTCACCTGCATCGACAAGATCCTGCGGGAAATGGAGCACGAGGATTACGTCAAGATCGAAGAGCAGCTGAAGGCGAAGAAGGTGGACGTTGAGATGATGGAAGTCGAGATCGCGCCGGCTGAGCCAGTAAAGCGAGGGAGACCGCGCAAAAGCTAATGGCATTCTCGATCTACTCATTGATGGCCGAGGTTTGGCGGCCAACGCCGAAGCTGCCGGTGGACGAGTGGCTGAGAACGCACGTGCGGTTTGAGCGCGGGCCGATTCTTGGGTCATTCGACGTGCGCAATTCGCCGTGGATCAAGGCGCCGCTTGAAGAGCTGCGGAATCACGAGACCCGCGAAATCATCTGCGCGTGCTCGGTGCAAAGTGCCAAGACCGCCCTGGCCGAAGGCGCCATGTTGTACCTGATCGCCGAGGAAGGCGGGGACATGTGTCTTTACTTGCAAACCGACGAGCACGCGGACGAGTTCTTGGACACCCGGTTCAAACATCGCATTCTGGACTGCAAGCCGGTGCGGGCAATGCTTAACAAGGGAGACAAGTCTATCCAAAAGCGGACGGTGGCATTTGCACACATGACCCAGTACGTGATGGGAGCCAGCAACATCCACAACTTGCAGAGCAAGGCCGCGCGCTACGTCATCGGTGACGAAGCCGCCTACTGGACGCACGGCCACATCGATGAGTCACGCAAGCGCACAACATCATTCGACGCGCGCAACTCGAAGCGCATTTACGTCAGCACGCCGATGAACAACAGCGGCGAGTTTTACGAGAGCTTTTCCGCTGGGTCATGCAGCGAATGGCACGTCGCTTGTCCGGCGTGTGGCGAAAAGTGGCCTATGGTACTAGGTCAGCTTAAGTGGGACGGCGAAGGCGCCAAGCTCGCCGACGGCAAATACGACCTCGCGCGCATCAAGAATACGGTTCGATACGAGTGCCCCTCGTGCAAAGTCCACCTAAAGGACGAGCCGCAAGTCCGCCGGCAGATCGCGAACAGCGGGTTTTACCAAAACCAGAACTCGGCGCCAGATCCTCGCGTAAAGAGCTACCACTGGAACGCTTTGACCGTGCCATGGGTCGCATGGGACACCATCGCCAGCGAGTTTCTCAAGGCCGAACACGCGCGGAAACTGGGTGATTATTCGCCACTCGCGGAGTTTGTGCGCAAGCGCCTAGGTGAGTTCTGGGATATGCGGGAGTTTCAGTCGGAAGAAGTCAATTTGTCGGGCGGATTCGCGATGGAAGAGCCGTGGGACCAAGAGTTCCGCCGATACATGACGGTAGACGTGCAGCGTGACTATTTCCGCGTCATTGTCCGACTTTGGGCACAAAACGGAGAATCTCGACTGTTTTACGCCGGCGAGCTGCATACCTGGGCGCAACTGGCCGACCTACAGAAGAGATTGGAGATTACCGACAGGCGCGTGTTTGTTGATTGCGGCTTTGAGCGGTACCAGGGTGAGGTCTATCGGCAATGCGCAGCTAATAACTGGATCGCGCTCAAGGGCGATAAGGCGCAGTTTTTTACGTGGACGCTATTAGACAAGCGGACAGGCCGGAGCAGGTCGGTTAAACGACCTTATTCACAGATTCAGCACGTCGATTCCGGCGTGGGGCTTGCACGATCCAAGGTGCGCAACGCTCGACAGGCTGACTTGTGTGACCGCATCGTGTGGTCGAGCGACTACATCAAGCTCGTACTGCATCGGCTGCGCGCGGGCCAGGGTGCATCGTGGCAAATCGCGCACAATGCGCCAAAGTGGTATTTCAAGGAGATCCAGAACGAGGTGTTTGTCACCGAGAAAGACAAGAGAACCGGCAAGAACAAGACCTTCTTCAAGAAGCTGGGCGAGAACCATTCGTTCGATGCCGAAGCCATGCAGGTTCTTGCCGCTTGCATCGAAAAGATCATCGGACAGGCCGAAATCATCACAAACGACGTGGAGGCTGTCAACGCTTGACAGACAGAGTGACTTTATGGGTGGCCCTTCAATTTTACGCTATGCGTCGCTGCAATTTTGCGAGACGCTTTACGATCAATGTCTTTCGGCGCTGACCGAAGGACAAGGCACCATCGTAATTAGCACGTCGGGCGGCGGTGAGTCCGAGACCCGCGCATCTGGTACGGACGGCGGCATTCCCGTCATGACTTTGATGCGGGCTGTAATGCGGAGGATGCACCAGCTCGACCCGGTAAAGTATCCGGGTATCTCCAACCGCCTTAAACCTGACTTTTCTACGTTCCCACTATGAGTTTTATCGAGCAAACTATCAGGTTTTTCAGTCCGGCCACCGCCTTGCAACGCCAGCGCGCCAAGGCGCAGCTAGAGGCAGGCGACAAGGTGGGATACTGGCGCGTCGGAGCGCAATCATCGACTAATCGTCGGGCGAGCGGTCAGGCGTTGGATCAGCCAGATTCCAGCCGCAACCACACCGACCGCGTGACGCTCATTCGGGAGGCTCGATGGCTGGAAGAAAACAGCAGCGTGGTCAAAAGCATTCTGCGCAAGTACCGCACCTTTTCCGTGGGCCGTTTGCAGTACGTGCCGCGCACCAGCTCCGAGGAGGCAAATAAAGCGATCACGGCCTACGTCGAGCGATGGATGGCGAGCTGCGATCTGACCCGTCGCCATCACTTTCGGGTGCTGGCCGGGCTGGGCGTTACCAGCATGAAGCGTGACGGCGACATTGGCTACATCGTGAGCGAAGTGCCGATGACACCGCTGGACGAGATGCTGAAGATCAGTCCGATTCGGCTACAGGCCATCGAGGCTGACCGCATCGGCTCGATTCCTAACCGCAACGGGACGGACACCAAACCATTTAAGCCGCTCAAAAGGGGCGAGCAGGACTTTTCTGGCGTCGTCATTGATGCGATGGGCAGGCCGATCCGATACCGGATCTACAATCGCAGCACGACCGGTGAAAACATGATGCCGGCGCTTGAAGTGCCAGCGCAGGAGTTCCTTCACTTGTTCGACCCCACCCGGTTAGACTCTTATCGCGGGTTCTCAGCGTTCGACGCAGCCATCACCGACATCAAAGACCTGCAAGAGATCCTCGCATGTGAGAAGATCTCGGTGAAGTATTTGTCGTCGATCAGCGGTGTCATTAACAACGCAGACGGCAGCGCAGATCAGGACGTTTCACTGGACACGACGCACAGCGACTACATGAGCGAAGCGGATCGCTTGAAGAAGGTCGAGCCGGGCGCCATCCAGTACCTTGCAGAAGGTGAATCGTTCAACCCGGTTGATTTTAACCGCCCGTCGCCGACCTTTAACGGGTTCTTGGACACGCTTGTTCGATCGACCGGGCTGACCGTCGGGCTTCCGTTCGGCTTCATCTATTCTTGGGCAGGCCAGGGCACAGCAGTCCGGATGGAAGCGGCACAAGCTGCGCGGGAGTTTGAGATGACACAACTAACGCTGGAGGAGAAGTTTCTCTATCCCATCGTCATGCGGGTCATCGCTCGCGGCATCCAGCTTGGGCACTTGCCAGCCGTGGCTGACTTTGATGCGGGGGAGTGGCGTTTTCCGGCTAAAGTCACGGCGGACATCGGGCGCGAATCGAAGGCGCTCATCGACGAGACCATGGCCGGGATTATCAGCAAGACGCAGATTGCGGCGGATCGCGGCGAAGATCGCAACATCATCCGCAGCCTGCTGCGTGCGGAGGCGATGGAACTTGTCGAGGATGCGAAGATGGTACAAAACGCATCCGGCGGTGTGCTGGATCTGCCGACCGCTATCTACATGCTGGAACGGCGGGCTCCGAATGCGCCAGCTATCCCGGCGCCAGCGGCGGCAGCTCCAGAGATGGAAGATTCTCCCGAGGATGATGTTGAGGATGCGGCAGAGGTTGAGGATGAGGCGTCATCTGAGGACGAAGCCGAGGACATCGCCGAGGATGAGGCAGAGGCTGGCAGCACTGATTGACATAGGTACGGCGTGTATGCCAGTCACCGAAGAGATTCAGACATTCGCAGCGTTCCAAGGCAAGGTTTCAGGAAACACCATCATGGGTGTTTCTTTGATTCAGGAAGGGCCTGCGCTCGGTCATGGGGTGTTTGTGGACAAGCGTTCGCTCAACAAGTTTAAGTCGCTGGCAATCGAGAAGGGACGGGTGAAGGCGAAGCTGAATCACTTCTCTAGCGTCCAAGACACGGTGGGCTATTACGAGAATTTTCGAGTCAGCAAAGGCAAGCTTCTCGCTGACCTGACCCTATTTGATGCACACAGCGGAAAAGAGATGCTCCTTGAGATGATCAACGAAATCCCGTCCACTTTTGGCGTCAGCTTGATGTTTGCAGCGGATGCGCCAGAGCTAGACAAGGAGAGCGGCAATTACATGACCCGCCCGCGCGGCTTGTACTCGGCTGACTTTGTGGATACACCCGCCGCCAACGCTGACGGCGTGTTCTCGGCTGATCAGATTGACAGCGAAGAAAATGATATGCCTACCGATTCAGTGGCGCCTGCGCCGGAACCTCAAGTCGATTTCTCCGCTTTGATTGCGGAACAGTTCGCCGCGTTTACCGCTAAGTTCGATGCGGTGGCTACGCAATTCGCCGAAGACAATGCTAAGGTCTTGGCTGAGTGCGAGGCACTCAAGGCTGACCTGAAAGCGTTGCAGGCTGGCAACAGCGATATTGAGCTGCAAGCTCGCCTCGCCGCTGCCGCTCCTACTCCTGCTGCGTTTGCTGCTCCTATTAACGAGCCGGAAGTAAAGGTGCCAGCGATCTCCTACCACGAAGCCAAGAATCAAGCCATCGGCACCTCGACCGGTCTCGATCGTTTGAAAGCGGTTCGCGCGTTCACCGAAAAATTCCCAACCGAGGCCGCATACGTCTCGGCCAACTCATAACAACTTTCTACCAAGACCATGCCACAAGCCAATCTTCTCGACATTGCTAAGCTTAACGGCTCCGACACCATCGTCGGACTGATTGAGGAAACGCTGACCTACGCTCCCGAAGTTCAGATCCTGCCAGCTCGCACCATTCGCGGCACCAGCTACAAGATCGCGTCTCGCGTCTCGTATCCCGGCGTCGGCTTCCGCGCTGCTAACGAAGGCTCGACCCCGACTAAATCGGAGTTCGAGAATCAGCTCATCGAGTGCTATATCCTCAGCGGTGCGGTGCAAGCCGACGTTGCGGTTGCTCGCGCTTACGAGGACGGAGAACAAGCGTGGAAAGACGTTGAATCCGTTGGCGTCATGCGCCAAGCGATGATTGAACTCGGCTCGCAGGTCATTTACGGCACCAGCGTTGATTCCAAAGGCTTCCCCGGTCTTCAGGCGATCCATACCGCTTTCAACTCCGGCCTCGTAGTTGGCGCTGGCGGTAGTGCTGATCTGTCCTCGGTCTACGGTATCAATACGGACACCCAAGGTGTCCAGCTCGTGTTCGGCGCCGGCACCACTTTTGAACTTGGTGAGTGGCGCATCGAAAACGTGGGCACTGCTTCGGTCTATCCTGCACACGTTGCAAACCTTACCGCTTGGGTGGGCATGCAAGTCGGCAGTAAGTATAGCGTTGGCCGCTTGAATAGCGTAGGCTCCAATTCCGGCGGTGGTGTCACCGACGGGAAACTGGCTGAGTTGCTGAGCAAGTACCCAGTTGGGTATCGTCCAAACTACTGGCTTATGAACCGCCGGTCCGCTTACCAGCTCCAAGTGAGCCGGTCCGCTTCCAGCGTCCAGAACGGTGTCAAAACCTCAAGCGGCTCCGAGATCTTTGCTCCTCTGCCAACTGAGTCTAACGGCATCCCAATCGTCATCACCGACTCGATCATTAACGCTGAGTAATTAAGCGAATCACATCTAAAGATTTATTACCATGCCTAACGAATTTTCTCGTAACATTCAGGACGCAACGCTTAGCGTTACGGCCACCATCCCGGCCACAGCAACCGATGCGTTTACCGCTGATATTGACCTCGGCACCAACAGCAAAGGTTTCCTTCCCGAAGAGCATGAGCTAGAAATTGCTTTCCCTGCTTTTACGGTGGGTCAGCTTGCTAACGGCGCAACCGTCACGGCGCTTGTGCTGAACGGCGCTGCTGCCTCTCCGACCGGCACTGCTCTTGGAATTTCACGAGTTGTGACCGGCGCGGGTGGTGCTGGGGCTCCAGCCACTAGCTTCCGCGTTCGCTTGCCGGCTGGTACACTTGAGTTCCTGCGGGTCAAGTTTACCACATCGGCTGCTAATGCCGGTGGCACTGCCTCCGTCAAGCTGCTGACCTAATTTTGGTGTAGGTGTTGTCATCATCGTGGGCGGCTGACAGGGTTCTATCCTTGTCAGCCGCTTTTTTGTATGACCTACGCTCAACGCATCGCATCCGCTCATGGACGTATCCGCACCAAGTTTGGGATGGTATCAGACACGGCCATGCTTTACGTCTGGCACAATGGCGCGCAGATCCGGTGCTACGAATCGACAGGGCGGACCCAACGCAATTTACTTGCATCAATCGTGGTTAAGGACGAGACGCTGACGGTCAATGCGACAAAAGCAGAATTTACGACCGTACCGCAAACTGGCGATGAGGTGAAATTTGGCACCACGTTGGCGACCGCAGCTACCCTGCGCATCGACAGTATCCAGACGAATACGATCCGGCCTTTTTATGCGCTGGACCTTATTGACCCGAACAAAGCGACCACAGCAGAATGAGTGTTTCCCTAACCGTTGAGACCCGCGAGTTACAGCGTGTGCTGTCCGGCTACGCGCGCAGCAAGATGAAAACCGATGCCGATGTGGTCAACAAAGCCATGCGCTACTGGGTGCCGTTTGCCGCCAAGCGCGTTATCGACAAGACGCCAGGAGGAAGCAAGATTTTGCAAGAACTTCTGGCTCCGGCAAGGGGACGCTACAAGGCCAAGCAGGCAAAGTCGAAATACAACAACACGGCGGCGGCGGCCATCTTCATTTGGCGACTCAAGAAAAGGGGAATGCCGATTCCGGTTGATTTAACCGATCGCCTTGACCGCTTCGTGGGAGCGCGTCAGAACTCTGCACAATTCCTGCGTGCTGGCTTTATCCCGGCTTACAGGCAGTTCGGTGTACCGAATAAAAAAGCAGGCACGCAGCGGTATTTTAAGAGCAGAAGTCTTGGCAAGAAGGCCGTTCCTTCCGCTTTTTTCAAAGTGGTGGCATTTGTCACTAATGCGCGGGAAGGAGCGCACGCAATTGCTCCGACAGCTTTTCAGGAAAGCATTCGCGAGGTTGAAAACATCTTCATCAAGTTTATGAATGAGGATCTGAATAAGGTCGGCAGGAAGTGGGGACTTAATCCATGACAACTTATCCAATCAATCCATCTGAGCGCGTACAGCGGCGCATCTGCTCAATCCTGACGGCGGAGCTTTTACCATTACCGGCGTTCACCGGTTTTGTGGTGCGTGACGAAAGGGTGTTTCAGCAGGAAAAGTATCCATTTTTTTCAGTGCAGACGACGGAGAACAAAGAAGTTTTCCCCGGCATCAATGTCTGGAACGTCGCGTTCACTATTGCGATGCTGGAAGATCGGCAAGAAGCCAACACGACGCTTGGCGTTGATCCTCGGCCAAGGCATGAGTTGCGCGCTGAGAACGTCTCGGCTCTTCTGTTTGGCGTATGGGATGGTCTTTCTTTACCACAAGCCATCAATGCAATCGTCGATGGCAATGGCGTGACCGTGCTCAAGATGACCGGCACGAATCAAGCCAATGGGACAATGAGTGAGGACGAGATTTCAACAGAGTATTCGTTCACTCTCACCTGCACCTCGACCCAGCAGTAATGATTGACACGTAGGCCAATAATATGGCCGCCGTCGAAGCAATCATCCAATACGGGAACATCCCATCGTCTGCGTTAGGCTTGAAAAACGAGTCTAATGCTACGACTCCAGAACTCCTTGTGCAATCGCTTACGATTAGCGCAACCCGCGAGGAAAAGGAGTACCGAAACGCAGACGGCAACGTCTTTGCTTTGCAGTACCGCAACCCAACCATCAGCTTTGCTTTTGACGGGTATATTACGACCAAGAGCGGCGACAACCTTGCGAATAAGTCTCCCGGCGAGACCGTTGCGGCGTTGGCCAACTTCACCAGCGACACTTTCGGCTTTATCCCCACCGATGGCATCATGGTTTACATGGACCCAAGCCGCTCCGAGACCAACGAAGAAATTGCGAAAACGACCTTTACAGTTAAGCAATATCCGTTTGTGTCCTAGGCATGACGGATTCTTGGATTGTTTGCACTGATTTGGATATTGCGGCTGCATTTGGGACCATCGGCGTCCCAATGCGGCCAGACGTGCAGTTTGTGGCGGAAAGCGGCAAAGAGCACGTGTTCATGTATTTGGCGACCGAGAGTGTCACGAATCCCAACTTTAAGACGGGAGCGTTGATGAAAATGCTCAAGGATGGACGGCTAGAGAAAGAAGATCCAGAGCACCCGCTGCTCTACGCAATCACCGCCGTCAAAAACCGGCACGCCATCACAAAGGCAGTCAGGGACACTGAGCGTTTAGTGCTAATCAACGTCAAAGGCAGCAAGCGGACAGCCTACGTGCGGGAAAATATCACAGGCGACGGGCTTGCAATGGCGGAGAGATTCTTGCATACTGGGCGACTATGATCGCAGAAAAAGAGATTTCGGTTTTGGATTTACCAAGCGAAGAAGTTGAAAGCAAGAAGCGCGAAGACGCTTTTGCAAATACTGGCTACGTTTGGAACAAAGAGCCATTCACGGGTCTAACCTCGGCCAGAAAAGATCTTTGGGTTTCGATCTGCCACAAGGCTGGATTCGTTTCTCTTTCACAGTGCTTTGATGATGTGTCCTTGTTTACGCCTTTGGCAAAAGCAATGCTCTTTGTCTGCATCATGCCAAAGAAAGAACTGAAGCGACTGCGGGCGCTTGGCATGGATGCGATGCTGGATGCGTTTGAGGAATGGTGCGACAAAAACGTGCCAATTAGACTTGAGAGCGATGCCATCTCTATTGGTATTCAGCTCCTAAATGATTCCTCGGTAAATCAGGCAGAAATCTTGCCGCCTGAAGGCCCAAGCGTGGGAAAGCGTTAGCGTATCCTGTTTCCTCGGCCTACTACGTCGCACTCGTCCACCAGAACACAGGGCTCGACGAAGACGCTATTCTGTGGGACCTCCCGCTAACGCGCGGCATGGCATACATGCACGTTGCGTTCATCTTGCAAGGAAGCGAAACGATTTGGCCTAGCAATGGGATACCGTCTCCAGAAATGCAGCAAGTGCATGAGTTGCTAAAAAACAGGCCATGGCGTAAGCTTGACATCTGACAATCAAGCAATGGCCGCCACTCTATCCGCACAGCTCACGCTCAACTCTGCACAGTTTCAGGGTGGATTGAATCGCGCCGTTATATCTGCCAATGCGGCGGTCAGTCAGATGTCGGCGCAGTTTAATGGGCTTAGAAATGTGGCAGGGTTAGGAGCCATTGGCGGCGTCCTAATGCAGGTTGGCCAGAAGGTTTTAGAGGCGACGATTAACTTTGAAAAATACCATCGGCAACTGACCATCGTTACCGGGGGCGCGGCTGCTGCGTCTGCAAAACTCAAGGAATTACAGATCGTCGCTACGTTGCCTGGGCTTAGCATGGAATCCGCAGTTTATGGGCAGGTGCGGCTTCAGACAATGGGATACACGGCGGCTGAGGCCACTGGGCACATTAAAGCTCTAGGGGCAACTGTTTCAGCTTTTGGCGGCGGAGGAGAAGAGATGAAGGGCATTTTAACGGCCTTCTCTCAGATCAGCTCCAAGGGGAAGGTGATGGCGGAGGAAATCAATCAGATTGCAGAACGCCTTCCAACCGTCCGCCGCCTGATGACGGAAGCTTTTGGCACTTCCAACACGGAAGAACTCCAGAAGATGGGTATTTCTGCCAGACAGTTCACTGATGCAATTCTGAACGGAATGCAGAACTCGCAGCCTGTGGTGGCTGGGGTTGCGGAGGAAATGGCAAAACTAAAGGTTTCTATAGATTCAATGTTTGCCGACGAAAGTGGTGGAATCAAGCTTGGCATATCATTGGTCAATGATCTTTTTTCTGCGATAAAATCAGGTCATGCCGAGGTAGTGGGCATGTATACGTCCTTATTTACAAACAAAGACGCTTTAGCAAACCTTAAAGAGGTTCAGGCTTTCAACGCCAAGATGGACACAAAGCTTGCCGACGCGCGAGCGAAAAAAGACAAAGAAGAGGCTGAATCCGTAGAAGAGAAAAAGAAACAAGAAGCGGATCTGAAAAAGCAAAGAGAGGCCAACGAAAAAGCCGCGTCACAGCGAGTGACTCAAACAGGCTTGGCTGTGGCAACCGCTGGCACGGATGAAGCAAAACTAGCAGAGGTCAATGCTGAGATCAAAAGGCTGAACATTGCCGACGATCAGTTGACCCTAATGAAGAAGCTTGAGGATGCCCAACAAGGGCGGATCAAGCTGACCGACCTTGAGTTGCAAAAGCTGCAAAGGTACATTGGATACCTCGGCCAACGCAAAAGCCTTGAGGATTCTATTGCTGCGGAGAAAAAGAGGGTGGATGATCAAGCTGCCGCCGATGCCGATAAAGCAAAACGCGAAAGCGAGCGTCTTGCTAATATGGCGCAGGGCGTGCGGGAGAAAGGCGAGGCGCTTGGGTTTGGCCGCATGACGGAGGATGAGCAGAGCGCGCAAATAAAGGCCGCTCTAAGCGGAGCGACTTTAGATAGTGTTATGGCTCAGCTCAATGATGCAAAAGCGGCTGGCAAAGAATTGGATGAGGAAACTATTCTTGCGTTGGAAAAGCAGATTGAGCTTTTGAAGGAAAAGGATTCAATCGAGCAAAACCTCAATAAGCAAAAGGAAGCAGCTCAAACGCAAATTGATAAAGAGATGGTTAATAATGCCATGGAACGTGCTGGCATGGGGAGATCAGAACGGGTAAAAGCCATGCGAGACAAGAACGATATGGATCGGCAAAAGAATAAGGCCGAAAGAGATTTGACCAGAAAACTGATGCGCGACCCGAACGAAGCTTTGCAAAACGAATTAAGTAAGGCAGAAGGCCGCCGCAAGGTTGGACGAGGCGACCTAAGAAAGGAATTAGCAAGAGAAGAAGCTAGAAGACTTATGAATAACCAATTTCCTGACCCAGCACAATCTCTTGACCTGATTAGAAAGAGACTGGACGCCTTAGCCGCCGCCTAATTATGCCTACTTCTGTCATCACTTACGGCATCGCTCTCGGGGCTGACCCGCGCCTAGCGGAAAACGGCTTGTCTTTTTCCGTCTCGGAAAGCGGATGGGATACAATGAAGTTGAAGTACTTTGGTCGCACAGACTCTCCAGCGACATATGCGGCTACGCATTTTGCGACCGGGATGCAACCAGCGGCGTATGCAAACATGTACTTCAACGGCGTCAGCATCACGCAGGAAGGATCAAATATCTATTCGTTCGATGTTCAGGCGGCAGGCTTGCTCGGTGCGCAGGCGGTGAAGAGAACGGTATCGAGCAAGATCCAGAGCTACAAGACTGGTTTTGGCACAGTACCAGGCACATCTATTGAAGGCGAGATTCAAGGGCAATACATCAATCTTTCGTGCACTTTTCATCAAGTGACGGAGTTCTTCCCGAACACTGCAACAAGGCCAGAGAATGCTATTGCTCTCGGCCCGCTGCCACCGTATCCGACCAATCCGTTCACTTCGCTTCCATCGACTCCGATCTACAATTATCCATATGGATGGATTCAGGACGGGCTGGAGATTGAGACGATCAACGGCGATGGCGTTTCCATCTACCTCGTCAAACAATCGATGGTCTACATTTATCAGTACATGCCAGGCTGATGCTGCCAGAACTCCCAATCATCGACCCGAAGGTCAACGGCGGACGGTCGGGCTGGCTGCTCAATCGTCTGGTCGATCGCATCAAGCTCCAGCGGCTGCTCAGCTCGGAAACGGTCATTATCACCGAGACCAAAGACGGTCAGATTATCGACCGGCTTGGCTCCGGTGGAGTGGCCGCTCCTTTCGCTCTAGGCTTCGCTGTGTCGCTCGACGGGACCAATGTGGTCGTCGCACCCGGCAAGCTGCTGTACCCGCTCTGGGGTGCCATTCTGGGCGATAATCCGACACCGGACGATTGGCGGCGAGAGGTCAATTACATTGGCGGCAGTCTGAGCGGCACAGTGACACAAGTCTGGCTTAGCGTGCTGTGGTCGGAGAGCGACACCACGACGACCGGGCCGCTTGGCACGACCACCTACAACATCTCGGGCGCTGCCGGCGGACGAGGAGGCGGCGGCGGCGGCGGCGGTGCAGACAGCGGAGTGTACCCAGATATTGTAGGAAGAGATGGGTCCGGCGGAGACAGCGGAGACTTCACCGGGATCGGTGGGCAAGGTGGTATTGTCGAGGATATTATCACAACTCCTCCAACTAGGGTGACCTCGCTCGGCAATAGTTACGGCGCAAGCGGCGGTGCGGGTGGCTACGGCGGTGCTGGTGGAGAGGGCGGAAGCGTTACGTTCACCCGCGCGACCAAGGCAACCGCTCAGATTCGGAAGTGGTCGATTAACGGCATCTCAATCCACACGG